TGAAGCTGATCAGATCAAGACAAGCAAAATAATCTGACATTTTACCAAGGCCCTGACATTGACGTTAGGGCCTGGGTATGCTAATATATTAATATGAAAAAGAAAATACAAATGGCTGTTAACTGGATCTTGTTCAAGCAAATACCTGCATGGGTGTTGATAGTGGCAATTATCCTTTGGATGGTATTATAAGGAAAACAAAATGACAAAAGTATTTGACGCAACAAAGTTTAGAAAGAGTATCACAAAATCAATCCAAGGTCTAGGTGTAGGATTCAGCGATCCCACTGATTGGATCAGCACAGGGAATTTTGCATTGAACTATCTGATGACTGGTGATTTCAACAAAGGAATTCCACTGGGCAAGGTTACTGTATTTGCAGGAGAATCCGGTGCAGGTAAATCATACATAGCCGCAGGAAACATAATCAAGAATGCACAGGAGCAAGGTATATTTGTTATACTTGTTGACACCGAGAATGCATTGGATGAGAAATGGTTACAGGCATTGAAAGTAGACACATCGGAAGAGAAACTTCTAAAATTAAGTATATCAATGATAGATGATGTGGCTAAGACTATTTCAGAGTTCATGAAAGGTTACAAGGAAGCACACGCAGACGACAAAGAAGGTGCTCCAAAAGTATTATTTGTAATTGATTCATTGGGCATGATGCTTACACCAACTGATGTTAATCAGTTTGAAGCGGGTGACATGAAAGGTGACCTAGGTAGGAAACCTAAGGCATTAACAGCACTTGTGAGAAACTGTGTGAACATGTTTGGTTCATGGAACGTGGGACTTGTAGCAACCAATCACACATACGCATCACAGGACATGTTTGATCCAGATGACAAGATATCGGGTGGACAGGGATTTATCTATGCAAGTTCAATCGTTATTGCAATGAAAAAACTTAAATTAAAAGAAGACCTTGATGGTAACAAAGTCACAGACGTGAGAGGTATTAGGGCGGCTTGTAAAGTCATGAAGACAAGATATGCTAAACCGTTTGAAGGTGTGCAGGTCAAGATTCCATACGAAACAGGAATGAACCCGTACAGTGGACTAGTGGACCTATTTGAGAAGAAAGGTATACTTGTACAAACCGGAAACAGACTGAAATACATCGACAAGGCAGGCAAGGAACACATCGACTTCAGGAAACAATGGATTGGTGATAAATTAGATATGCTAATGGCAGACTTCAAGGAATCCACAGACTTTGCTGACAAGGAAGAAGTTCCAGCGGTAGAGTTAGCAGAAGTAATTGAAACGAAGCCAAAAGCAAAAACTAAAAAAGTAGAACCAATTAAAGAAGAGAAATAAATGATAGACTTTGATCACGCTGATATTGAACGATTATGGAACTCCATTATACATTACGTCCCTGAACGACAGAGATTAGACATGGCAATCGAATTACTCAAGAGCCTAGAGGACATTGGGGTGGATCATGAGGTACTCAAAGGATCTGCAGAACTTGATCCAAAACTAGAAGAAGCCGTTAATGCTGTGTTCGAGGAAGACGAAGAATCAGACGGATACGGCGAAGATGATTAATTGGTACAACGAAGTCAGCAGAAACCTAGCCAAGATACCAGACTGCGTGGCATACTTTGACAACGAGTTGCTCGAAGCGAGGAAGCAGTGCAAGATATACGGTAACCTGGAAAGAGCCAGTGCGTCACTACCAGGCATAGTTGAAGAGAGATTCAGCCAACTGCAACAGCTTGAAGCCATACTTGAATACCTAAACATAGAATTGAGAAGACTGAGATCCAAGACCTTCAGGAAATTCCTAGAGAACTACAACAAATTATTAAGCAGTAGAGACGCAGAGAAGTATGTGGACGGGGAGGACGATGTGGTTGACATGACCAAAATAATCAATGACTTCGCACTGATAAGGAACCAATGGTTAGGCATCACCAAAGGATTAGACCAGAAGCAATGGCAGATAACGAATATCGTCAAACTGAGAGTGGCGGGGATGGAAGATGCCGACATCAGCTAGAATTATATTAACCGACGTTGACGGAGTACTGTTGGAATGGGAACGCCATTTCACCAAGTGGATGCAACTACGATCATACTTTGACGAACACGGTATCAGGAACTATCCTTACAAGCTAGTGGACACGGGACAAGACGACTACGAGATGGCCAATAGATTTGGGGTTAGCAAGGATGTGATCAGACAGGAGATCAGAGAATTCAACAGGAGTGCATGGATGGGCACACAGAGACCAATGCTGGAATCACAGACATGGGTGAAACTGCTACATGCCGAAGGATGGACCTTCGTGCCAATAACATCACAGACTTCCGACATACCCGCACAAGAACTGCGTAAAAAGAGATTGGGAGAACTGTTTGGAGAACATGTGTTCACAAATTACCACATACTAGGCACAGGAGCGGACAAAGACAGTGCATTAGCGGAGTTCCACGATACTGGAGTGTATTGGGTCGAGGACAAGCCTAAGAACGCTTTAGCAGGGCTCTATTACGGTTTAAAGCCTATATTAATTGACCATCCATACAACAGAAACTTTAATCACCCCGACGTGATACGTGTAAATAATTGGAAACAGATACACGAAATTTTGTGCAAATGAAAATATATGTAGGTCACGACAGCAGAGAAGACATAGCATACCAAGTGTGTGAACACTCGATTAAGCGTAGAGATCCTTCTGCAGAAGTTATACCCCTTAAACAGAAACAAATGAGAGACCAAGGCCTTTACACTCGTCCTATGGATAAACTCGCATCAACAGAGTTTACATTCACAAGATTTTTTGTACCTTACATGAACGATTTTAAAGGGTGGGCAGTGTTCTGTGATTGTGATTTCCTTTGGAAGATACCAAGTCACGAACTTGTCAAATACTGTGATCCATCCAAGGCAGTTGTAGTAGTACAACATGATTACACACCAAAAGAGACAACTAAGATGGACGGACAGGTGCAAACTTCTTATCCAAGAAAAAATTGGTCAAGCATGGTGCTATGGAACTGTGAACATCCTAAAAATAAGATACTAACACCAGACTTGCTTAACGAGGAATCTCCAAAGTTCCTACACAGGTTCTCATGGTTGGAAGATTCTGAAATTGGATCTTTACCATTGGAGTACAATTGGCTAGTGGAATGGTACAAGGAGCCCAAAGATGGCACGCCCAAAATACTACACTACACAGAGGGCGGACCTTGGTTCGATGGTTACAGAGATTGCGAGTATGCAGACGACTGGAAGAAAGAACTAATTAATCTTTTCTCTTCATAGTGTCAAGGTTCAAATGATCGGTCAATATTTTTTAGATAAATGTCTCGATAGTACAACTGTACATGATCCATGGTCACATCAAATAATTAACGACACACTGCCACAAGAAGATTTTAAAAAATTGAGAAAAGAATGTGAAGGGTTAGACGTACCAAAAGATAAACTTGTCCACATACATCCAAGAGAGTTTGATGATTATAATATTTCATTCTACGATCAGATACACAACATAAGCAAGAACATAAAAGACAATGCTAGACTGCTGTGTAACAAATATTCCGACTACAGATGGTTTGAGAATTTGGCCGTGAATGCTCACATATCTATCACTCCCCCGTTGCCGTGGAAGTTCTACATACACCAAGAAGGACTGGATAAAATATGGAGCAGTGTGACATATATTACACCAGAAGTGAATATTGGTACTAAAATGTATTCAGCACAAGACGAAGATTCTTTTGTTTCAGAAGCAAAATGGATACCAAATTCTACTTTTATATTCTGTGGACAGCAAGGTAAGACTTGGCACAGCTATGAAAGTGATCAAACAGAACAACGAATAACTTTAAACTTGTTCCTCATGAAAGATAATGATAAGTGTTTCTACAGAGATTGATTAATAAGTTTTTCTCTTAACGCAGTGACATCTGCTTGAAGGTGTCGACCCCTTACTTTCTCCCATACAAAAACATCTCTCCATGGTATTCTAAAAGTCTTACGTATCTGTTGCCCTGCATCGTCACCTATTATTTTTTTTGCCTTGAATTCCACTGTTGGCAGGTACAGACATCTGTTGAGCGTACGAGCGACTTTCTGTGTGTACGTATCAACATACCAGTGCCAGAAGAAAGGCGGTGCGAGGTAACCTAACGTGTTCGTCCAGTTCTTGTGTACAGCAAAGTGTGCCGACGGCAATGGAGTGTCTCCCCACAGAGTAGGTTCATGAAAGTCTAATGCTTTTGTCCCTTTCATCCTTCCGTCTGTTGGTACTACCATTAATATTTTGTCCTCGTATTTGTTGATCTGATCCACAATCTTCTGATCCCAATCTTTGGTCAGCACTTGTACATCGTCGCCCATCAGCATGACAACATCGTGTGATGCTTTGTCACACATCAAGTTCCAACTCCAACAAGTGGATTGGTTTGGTCCAATCTCATAATGTTTTTCGTCCAGCAGATCTCGGTACTGCTCTAATTTTGGATCATCATCGTTGAGGTAGAAAAGGAATTCTGTTTCCCCTTTCTGTGTTTCGGTTGCAGTGTCTACTAGTCTCTTTGCCAGCTCAGGCCTGCCCCTCGATGGACAACAGAATGAAATCATATCAGTTTGTTCTTCCAAGTTTCAGGTGTCTTGTCGTTGATGATCTCTAACGGTAAGTGATATTGAAATTTCTTCGTACCCCTGATTCTTATGTATTCAGCAGTCTTCCTGACAGACTGTCTCATGTCAGTTGCTGTGCTGTAACCTAGAAGTTTCCTTGCTTTGTCTGACGAACACACTGCCAGTTTGACTTCCTTGGGTCTATCCTTGTGATGTATAGGATCTAGATTGATACCAGTCTCGTTGGCACAAGCTTCTGCTAACTCATTGATTGTGATGGGCTCCTCATCCGGACCTATGTTGATTATTTCACCGACCACATTGTCCTGGAATGCAAGTGCATTCAAACAATACAAGCAATCATCAATATAACTGAAACATCTTTGTTGCATGCCATCTCCGTAAATG